TTGGGTCTGTTCTTAAATCTAAATATAGAAATAACAATATGGGTGAAGTTATTAAAGTCTTTATGATTACATCATCTGGTTCTGAAGGTATTAACTTACGTAATACTCGATATGTTCATTTAATGGACCCTTATTGGCATCCTGTGCGTTCAGAACAAGTTATCGGCCGTGCTAGACGTATTTGTAGTCACAAAGATTTACCACCAGCTTTACAATCTGTTGAAGTATTTGTTTATTTAATGGTATTTACAGAAGAACAATTAAAATCTGACGAGGCTATTGAATTAAAAAGAAAGGATTTAAGCAAAGCACTTCCTAAAACTCCTCAAACAAGCGACCAATATTTATTTGAAATAGCAAGTATTAAAGCAGATTTAACTGAACAATTGACTGATGCGATTAAAGAATCTGCATTTGATTGTTACATTTATTCAAATGGTAAGTGTGTTAATTTTGGCGATCCATCAATTGATACATATTCTTATGTTCCTGATTTTTCACAGCAACAAAATGATATAACTGCACTAGCAAATAAGGTAGCTGTTCAATGGGAAGGAAAACCTGTTACAATTGCTGGGGTCAAATATGTTTATCGTAGAGTTAGCGAAAATGTATTAAATATTTACGATTTTAAATCATATGAAGCTGCATTGAAGGACCCTAGTATAGCCCCTGTTCAAGTTGGAACATATGAGATTGATAATAAAACCGGTCAGAGAGTTTTTAAAGAATTGGTCAATAAATAGAGTAGTAATAAAAAATATAATTATGTTTTGAAAAAAATATAACTATATTATATAAAATGAATATTTGTATTACTCCAGAACAATTAAATAATGATTTTAGTAAAATTTCCGATATTTTTATGGAACGTTACAAAAAAGGTCAAGTAACACAATTGAATTTTGATGACCAACAACTTTTAGATGATGTATCAGATAAATTAAATAAAATAGCTACTACACAAAATATTAACTTTAATAAAGAAGGGTTCAAGACATTCATTAAAAAACTTTATGTATATGATTTTACACAATTTGGCGGTGGTGATTTTGACGACCAGATAGTTACATATGATAGAGATGATAATAATGATGCTAGTAGAAGAAGTGTTAATTCACCAAATAAGTTTGACTTATTTGCTATTATTGCAGTTGTTGTTGGAATTTTCGTTATATATATATCATATCTTAAATTCAATGAATTATCTCAAAGTGTTGTCGGTATGGATATTTCCTCAGTAAGTGAAGATGTCAAAACACAATTACAACAAGCGTTGTCTGAAATACGACAACTTCCTATAGAACAAGTTACTTTTGTTCAATATATATGGAGTTCTATTCAAACTTTTAGCTGTTCGATTGTTCAACAACAAGCTGAAAGAATAAAAAATATTGTTATACAATTATTAAGTGAATCAATTGTTGATTTTACTGCAATTGCCGAGAAAACATGTATGCCAAGAACCCAGGTTGTTACAGAAGGTGTTTTATCTTTGGGTAATTATGATATTGGTAGAACCTTAAATACACTCGTTCAAACTGCTTCTTCTATTACATCATCAGGAGCAACTAGTTCATGTATATCAAATACTGCTCTTGCTCTACAACAAAAAGCCTTGAGTGATTTATTTTATAATCAACAATTAATTTTAAATCAAATAACATCTCAATCAACACAAGCAATAAATTTTTTAGTATACGGAGCATCAATAGGATCAAGTGGTGTATTTTATTTAATTTATAGAACAAAAGATGTTTTAAAAGTGGCATATACACAATTTAAGTCAACACCAATAAAACAAAATAATAATAAAGCAAAAGGATTATTTAAAATAACTGAAACAGGAGGTAATAGAAAAAAATATACTAGAAAAAATAAAAAACATCATAGAAAACCTAGCAGAAAACATAAAAAAAAAACTAGAAAACACATAAAAAAATCTAGAAAAATCTAGAAAAATATTGATCTAATTTCTTTGGTTCAATAAAGCAATGATTTTATCTATCTTTTCACTTAAATTTTCAACATTTCTCTCTAACTTGGATATCCTATCATCGTTTATATTGGCGCCATTTATAGTTGACTCATGAATTTGTGATACAATATTATTATCACCTTTTTTATCAACTTTTTTAAGTTTTGAAAAAATATTTATATCTTCTTCATCTTCTTCGTGAAATGTATTAACTATATCAGTACTACTAAATGTAACATTTTTTTTACTATTATTCGGTGATAATCTAGAATCAATTTCGTTTAAAAATTTAAACCTACTATGAGTTTGGGATTGTTCTGATTTATCCATATTATTTTGGGTTTTCTCTGTTTTTAGAGAGGTTTCTTGAGGTTTAAGCCAATTATCAACTTGATTAGATGTATTATATGTTCTATTTATTTGGTCTACTTCATAATTACGTTGAACCTGCATTTCTTTAAGAATTTTGTCCATTTCTTTTATTGGTTTATCTCTTTCTTTGTCAGAAAATTCGGGAACAGGAGGCACTTTTACTGTTATTGATTCTTCGAATTCTTCTTGTCTTCTATTAAAATCTTTTTCAAATTGAGTTTTTCTATCATTTTGTATTTCTTCGAATGTAATTAGTTCTTTTAATTGTGGTTGTTCGTTATGTATTTTTATTTTGTTGGGTTGATATGGATATGTTTTTTTTATATGTTCAAGAATAAGAAGAATATATTTTTTATTTACATCAACTAATAAATTTGTTTTTTTTCTCTCAACTTCAAAAAATCCTTGAATATTACTTAAAAATAAATTATATATTTTAATTTGAATATCAGGAGTTAAAAATGTAAATATTTCTTCATCGCTTATCACATCCCATAACATTTTAATGTTATCCTTTGTATTAAATAAATTTACATCCATTTTAATATATAATAATAGTAATAGTTGTATTTTTATATATTTTTATAACGAATCATTAAAATAAATATGTCTAAATTTTTCAATATAGTCGTCTTTCAGTATATGAGTCTTTAAATAATGTTCGGTCATTTTGTCTTCTAACATATGAACAATAAAAAATATAGAGTACATACCACACTCGGTTTTGCCATATTGGTGTTCAATCCCTTCATTACTATCAACTTTAAAGTTAATCGGATTTGGTAAATTATGTCCTTGTTCAATAATTTTATGGATTAATTCTTTTACTTCTTTTGGTGCTGTATCTCCAGCGCTATCATAGAAAAATATAGTTTTATTTTTTATATTAATAAACATTGATATCCAATGTTGACCAGGTTTATTATCAGGATCAGTATTAAAAATAATTCCAATTTTTGTTATTCCTTTATTAATAAGTTTTTCAAGATTAAAATTACACAATTCTTCCCAAACACATTCACCATATAACCTTCTTGTGTTAAAATTTATTGGTGTAGGACCAATAAAATCAAAACATTTATAAGCTTTCTCATATTGTTTCATAACTTTCATAATATCAGTACTAGATAACCATTGATTTGGATTTAGTTTCCACTCATCTGGAGATTCTGGTGCGAAAGAATCAGAAAGATTGTTTTCAAGTTGTCCAAATATAGTTTTTTGTTTTAACCAACAAGCTTCATTACTACAAATATCTTTAAGATATTCTGTAAGATGTTTATGTATTTCTTTTGGCGAATCAGTATTAATTTTTGCGTCAGGATGTCTAACATTCCAATGGTCTCTTAAATAAATAAGGTCTTTATTAGTATAGCAACTGAAATGGTTTAATTCGTCTTTAGGTTTAGGACTACAATTTATCTTCTTAAGTTTAATATTTTTTCTATACTTCCTAGATTTTCCAGAACCATATTTAATTCTGTGATTTTTTAAAATAGTTTTATTTTTATTTTTATTTTTATTTTTATTTTTATTTTTGGCTGTCTTCATAAATATAAATGATATTTTTTTTTGACCTTATATTATAAATCGAACTGTAATATCAAGTTCACTCGATTTTGGTAAAATAATATTAGTATTTTTATAAAAAATATAATTTACATATTTATCTAAAGTAACGCATTATCTTACATTGAATATTTTCACCATTTGGAAAAATATTTAATTGTATATTTTTCAACATGTTTGTTTCGTTATATCTTTTACTTGACATCTTGTATTATTATAAAAAACTGCTGAACCACATAATCCAGGTGCTGGGTTTGGATTAAAAGATTCAAATGTTTGGTCTCTAAATAATAATTCATGTGGGTTTGGTTGTGTTTTTGTTTGAAATTTATATGTATATAAATCACTACTTGAATTAGGAACATAAACTGCTTGACTACATTTTTGTAATGCATATATTTGATTTCTTAATTCGGATTCTGTGTTTATATTTGAAGCAAAACCTGACCAAGGTGATTGAGTATTACCTGGATTAAATACTTTATGAACATTATATGTTGGCATATTAACAAGAGGAACATTTATTGGTTTTCTTGGATCTACTATTGGAAAATAAGAATATTTTGTCATAACTGGTCTTACGTCTACATATGGTTGTAACATTTGTGATGGTATATTTCTGTCATAAATTCTATTATTTGTTTGTTTATGAATGTCTGAAACACATTCTGTTGGTGCTCTATAAGAATTTTCCATTGATATATTTATATATTATTATTTTTAACAAAAAAGTTTAAAGATTTGAATATGATAATATATAATTTATGTTTCATATGTCTGGATTCTTAAATAGTTATAATTTCAATATGGTTATTGAAAAACTTGCTAAATTTATTACAATATGCCCGCAACTGTCAAACACATACAAGAAAGTTACATTCTCTAACCAGATAAATGCAATATTAGTACCGACAAAGAACGAATTTATTAAGGCGGGGTTGTATAACTATATATGGTGGAATTCATCGGATTACAAGTGTTTCGATGGAGATGCGGTGCGTGAGATCCGTGACTATGTATACATAAAAAATGTACATATATTGACCGCCATCAATGAACTATATCAACCGAACCCAAATCATTTCTAACATGGTAAATCTACATATTTTTTCCTAAATTCAAATTCTTCATGCTTTACCAAGATATTACCAACATAACACAAAACACATTTTTGACAAACAAAAATTACACCGACAACATATGAAATAAATTTAGAAACTTCTTATAAAGTTATTTTACATAATATATTTATTTTATTACAAAAAAGAGTAGATAAATAAAATAATATTGATTAATTATATGAAAAATACATTACATCATTTTCAGAATAAAATATTTGATATTATTATTTATATATCATATTTTTTAATTATAATATCAGCACTTGGCTTGTCTCAAACTGCTCCACAATATTTACAATCTTTAGATTATTATGTTAGAATTTATATTTGTTTATTTTTAATGTGGCGGTTTAATCCATTAAGAACACATTACGAATTTACAGAACTTGACCGTAAAATAGCATTCAGTGCTGGAGTGTTTATACTTACTACTACAGCATTAAACGAATATTTTCTTTATTTTAAAGATAAAATTAAAAATACACTTCAGCTTAAAATCAACTGAAATTTAGGGTGAGATTATATCATTTTACTACGTAGCGCTTTCCAGATTGCGTAATAAATTAAAATTTATTATTTTTAATGGTTTTATTTTTTCTATTACATCTATTTTTAATAGTTCTATTTTTTGTAGAATGATTGAAAAATAATTGTAAATGAGATATAATATTTTTCCCTAAAACTTTATCGATTTCGTATTCCTTTTCATCTTTTTCCATAACTTCATAGTTGAATAAATTTATATGTTCCATCATTAATTTTTCAAATTCATTATCATTTCCTATTAATTTCTTACCTATTTCTGATTCATACATTCTTTTAATCATATATTCAAATGATAAATCATAATAATAAGGTTTTATATTTATATAGTAAATATTATCATGTGTCATTTCAGGATAAAAAGAATCATCTATAAAACATATCTCTGTATCAATTGGAATTTTAGTACATTTTATTAAATCTTTATGTGTCTTGTTTTGTGTTGTTCGACATAATTCAACTCTTTTACCATTTATTTTAAAAGCAGCTATAATTTGTTCAAATAATTTAAAATTTATTTTTTTTTCAAAATACCTTACTATATGTTGCGCCCATTCACGCGGACCAGTATTATTTGTATATATCATGATTTTATTACAACAATTAGTTTTTTTTTTGTTCTTTAAGAAATCTAAAATATTTATTATATTTGGTCTAATAAATTCTGGAAATAAATCTAAAATATCATCAAAATCTTTTTGAGATAATGCTCTTTTATTTTTTGTTTTTAAATAATTTCCTAAGCTATCCCAAAATATACCATATTCTGTAAAATAACCTAATGTTTCATCTAAATCAAATACTACAATCTTCATTCCTAATATATATTGAGAAATATGTATTTTTAAATATAAAAATTATATTACTTATATAAATAATACAAATAATACAAATAAGCATTTTTTATCAAGTAATTTATGTCTAACTACCAAAGCCAAGATTTATACATTCTTATTTTCCCGATATTGATTTTTTCCATTTTCCATTATTTTGTAAAAATTTACAATTTTTACAAAATATAATAAATAATAATTATTTTATTTGTAAATATATATATATATTGAAATGTCTCAACTTACTAAAAATGATTATAAAAAAATTTTAGAGTTTTATAATAAAACTATACCCAAATCAAACAGATTACTAAAACAACAGGCAGAAAAAATTATTGCAACTAAATTATGCAGATGTATAAAAAAAATCGATAAAATCGATAAAAAAAATGAAGGTCGTTCTATTGGAATATGCACAAAAACAATTATTAATAATAAGGGTTTTACACGTGGTAAATTTACATGTAAAAATAAACAAACTATCAATCTTAAAAAGAAAAATACAACAAAAAAACATAGAAAATAAAATACATTTATTTATTTTGATAAATGGTCTAAAGCTGATAATAAAATTAATTCTTGTTCAGTCAATTTTTGAAATATCAGGTTTTTATCCATTGCTATTTGAAAATGTCGTGCTGAATAACCAAAACTTTTACATACACAAAATACTCCATTATCCATAATTTTCATTTCACAAAACAAAGCGCCTTTTGTTAAATAAATATTATCTGGGTCTTCAATTGGAATCCATCTAATAAATGTACCATATTTTAAGTCATTCATTTCATCTACATATTTATAGTCTTTTAATTTATTCCAAATATCAATTGTTTCTTTTTTTGATAATTGAAGTTCTTTTAATATTTTTAATGTCATCTCTCGAATACTTTTTGTTGTAAAATTTAATAAAGTTTCATTTGAATCATCATCTAATGCTTTTAATAATTTATTAACATCCATATTAATTTACATTAATAAATTTTTATACTATTTTTATTCTAATTATTTTACCAAGAACTGAATGCGCCACCACTACCTAAAACAGCATTAGCAGCAATTGGACCAAACCCATCTATTGTTCCACCAGGTGAAGCAGCACCGACTAAAGGTGTTGTATCCTGACTATACATTGCATCATAATTTGGTAATTGTTGTGGTTGCATAGTATTTTGATTACCTTGTGTAGCATCATAAGTTGGTAATGAACTAATAGATGTTCCATCAGTATAACCACCTATAGGTTGACCAGAAATTGGTTGAGAAACTTTTACATTTCCATTACTAGTTCCATTTTTATTATTATTCTTTTTATTATCAGATTTACCATTCCATAATTCAATTATACGATCTACTAAAATAGATACTTTCTCTCCAAGTTTTGTTTGTAAACTCATTGTAATCATTAAAATCGCTAAAATTATATAAACAATATGGAAATCGGGATATTTAGCGCCACTATATGTTGGAATAAATGTAATTATTCTGTGTATAAGTAACAAACCAATAAACATTACAATTATTTGTATTAAAACTTCTGCTGAAACTTCTAAACTACTTTTCTTGTCATCTGCCTCGGGAACATATTTTTGCATTGTTTTATTAAGTATAACAACAGGGATTATTGCTATAATAGAGTATTGAAGTATATTTAGTATTTCTGCTTTTGAATCATCATCAAAATTGAAAACATGTTTAAAGAAACTTTTTGATTCGTCTGAGCTGTCCATATCTCCTATAGGGTATAATTAGAAATAAAAAAATTTATTTATCTTTTTAAGTAAATAATTTAAATACTTCATTCTAAATATATATTATGGAACATATAGCCGAAGAATATATATCACTCCAAGAAATGTTGATTTCTAGCGAAAAAAAAACTTCTGGTGAAGAACATCAATTTAAAGTTTCTGATAATATTTATACTAATCTAAATAAATATAGTCATGAAGAATATCAGTACCTAAATTTACTTGAAAATATTTTAGAAAATGGTGCTTGGGAAGAAGGACGAAATGGCAGAACGAAAAGTATTTTTGGTGCTTCTATGCGTTTCTCTCTAAAGGATGGTAAAATTCCTATTTTAACAACGAAAAAAACTGCTTGGAAGACATGCCTAAAGGAATTATTGTGGTTTATTCGAGGTGAAACCGACAACAATTTACTAAAAGAACAAGGAGTTCATATTTGGGACGCTAATTCGTCTAGAGAATTTTTGGATTCGAGAGGTCTTACATTAACTCGTGAGGATTTGATTGGTCCTGGATACGGATATCAATGGAGACATTTTAATGCTAGATACAATTGTTTTACTGGGAAACGATTGCTCGATGATGACCTGAATGATATTTATAAGGAAAGAACAGAATTTAAAGGGGTTGACCAGCTTCAGCAAATTATTGACGCTCTTAAAGACCCAAAGCAACGCACTAGTCGTCGTCTTGTCATGACTGCTTGGAATCCTGAACAGCTAGACCAAATGGCTCTTCCACCGTGTCATATTTTTTGTCAGTTTAATGTGCATGATGGCAATAAATTAAGTTGTATGATGGTCCAAAGATCTTGTGACGAATTTTTAGGTATTCCTTTCAATATTGCGTCATATTCATTTTTAACACATTTATTAGCAAAACATTGTGGATTAGAAGCATATGAATTTATTCATTTTATGGGAAATTGTCACCTATATGAGAACGCAATTGATGCTGCTAAATTACAGATTACAAGAGAACCTTTTGATTTCCCAACTGTTTCTATTGAGCAAGTTAGAGAGAATATTAATGATTATCAAGTAGATGACTTTAAGATTCATAACTATAAGAGTCATGATGCTATTAAAGTTGATATGGTTGCGTAAATTATATATAAAATAAGTTTCAAATGCCGATTATTTGTAATAAATTTTACGGAAGGTAATGCTTCCAGTCACCGAAATTTAGGATGAGTTTGTCTCATTTTATTTCCGGTCGGTGTAATATTTGAAATAAATCATTTATGCGTAAGTTATTTAGAAACAAATTGTAATAATAATTATATTATGAGTTCAAGATCACTCGCTGCTGCTAGAGCTAGAAGGGCCGGAGATAATGCTCCCCCCGTAAGTGGAAATAGACCTATTACTTCAATCGGATCACAAGCTGCTTTTGCACAACCGCCATCAGGAATGGTACATAATATGCCACTACCTCCTAATAATGTTAGAACTGCCAAAATTATACAAGAGCCTCTACAACAAGGTAAACCTCCTCCTAAACATTACCAACAATTTTATGAACAACAACCTCAACAGCAGCCACAAAATGGGTTGCCATTTCAAAAATTAAGTATTTCTGATGCTATTGGTCTTATTACTTTAAGATTAGGTAGGGTTGAACAATGGATTATCGAGACAGAACATGATGAAGACACTAAACAATCTGTATCTGGTAATGATTCTGGTATTCCTAATAATCATAGAGTTATTGATAATTCTGTTTTAACATCTATTATTAATCGTCTTGATTCTCTTGAAAAGAATGGAACGTCTACATCCTCTGAGGAATTTACAAAATTAACTCAAGAAATTAAATCTCTATCTGAACAATTTAAGAGAATGAGTGATGATGTGTCTAAGCATACTATTGAGATAGCAAAGAATACAGAACAAGTATTTAGATTTAATAGAGAATTAACTGAGACAAAGGATATTCTTAAATCATTTATGGTTAAGTATGACATGTTTACTCAAACAACTACTCAAAACTTTTCTGATTATGAATCGGCTTTATCTGATTTAGAAAAACGTCTACCAACTGAATTAGAAGATATTCAATATTTTTCAGAGAAAGAACAAGAACAAGAAGATGGAATAGGAACTAATATTAACGAGAACGATGAAGCGAATAATATTATTATGTCTGTTGATTTGAAAAATATGATCAAACAAGAATTGGCTAATGATTAATAAAACATATTAAAAACAATTAAATTATTATTATTAATATGGAATTTGCACACCACGATAAAAAAGTATGTTTTGTTATAAGTGATAAGAAAAAAAAGGATATATTTATATCCATTTTTAATCTTTTTAAGAGTTCATCATCACAAATTAATTTAACTATTAATAAAACTACATTTCATATCCAAGGTATGGATAAATCGCATGTTTGTTTATTTGATTTAAAATTGAATTTTGAATGGTTTGATTATTATGAAGTAAATAAAAAATATCAAGTATGTTTTGATACTGGAACATTTTATTCTATAATTAGCACCAAATGTGAAGAACAAGGTTTAGTGTTTTATTTAGAGGAAGATACATGTGATACATTATCAATTGAATTTAAAAATAATGAAAATTCTAAAAAATTAGATTACAATAAATTTTTTAAGTTGCCTTTACTTGATTATGAATATGAAGAAATGGCTATACCAAATACTGATTATGACGCTGAATTTACTCTTCCGTCAAAGAAAGTTGCTGATATGTTATCACAATTAAGCAATTTTGGCGATGATTTAAATATTAAATGTTCGCAAGTTTGTGTAGATTTTAAAGCATCTGGTAATTCAGTTGAAATGCGTGTTAATATACCAACAGATGATATGATTAGTTATGCTATTATAGAAGATGAGGAAGTTAATTTAACATATAGTTTAATATATATTAGTAAAATGTGTCTAACAAATAAATTATCAAATGATATTGATTTTAGCTTAAGTAATGAAGCTCCGATGAAAGTTAATTATAATTTAGGGAATAGTAGCTCGCTTATGTTTTATATAGCACCCAAGTTATCTGATGAATAAAAGTATGGTTCGTTCTAGTTAATAAATATTATTATCATTTTTAATTAAGATGAGAATAATAATAGGTTTATGTATATTTTGTTTAGTTTTATTTTTATATCTTCACATTCAGTTTCATTTAAAAACTGGAGAAGATTTAGAAATGTATGAAGTAGAACAACCATCAAAAGATAAATTAGAAGAAATTTGTGATTTAAGACAACCTGTTTTATTTGATTTTGAATGTGAAAAAATAATAGAAACAACAAACCGGACTTATATAGCAAATAATTATCATGCTTTTGAAATAAAAATAAGAAATATTAGAGAAAATGATATTAATACGGAACTTTATATGCCATTACCAATACATTCTGCTGTTAAACTTTTTGATGAAGACAAATCAGCTTCTTATTTTTCCGAAAATAATGTCGACTTTTTAGAAGAAACTGGTGTATGCAAAAATATGCGATACAATGACGAATATATTAGACCATATATGGTCTCAAATTGTAATTACGATATAATGATGGGTAGCAACCAGACTTGTACACCATTTAGATATGAAATTAATTACAGAAATTATCTTTTATTAACACAAGGAAGTGCACAAATTAAACTTGCACCACCCCATAGCACTAAATATTTATATCCAGTTTATGATTATGAAAACTTTGAATTTAGGTCAGCAGTCAACCCTTGGAATCCTCAACCCAAATATATTGCTGATTTTGATAAAATCAAATGTCTTGAATTTACACTTTTACCTGGTAAAACATTATATATACCTTCTTATTGGTGGTATAGCATTAAATTTAACGAAAACACTAGTATTTCCTGTTTTAATTATAGAACATATATGAATAATTTAGCAATATTGCCTTACATTTGTTTACATGCGTTGCAAATTCAAAATGTTAAGCGCGACCTTGTTAAAAAAGTTAGCATTCAAGAATTAAATAAAAATGAAGTTATTGAACCTGTTGATAAAGGAGAATTATCTAATACTGATTATATTTCTAATAATGCTGAAGAAAATATTTTTATACCAGAACAAAGCACTAATATTGATGAATTACCTCAACCTACATCATCTGATAATAATATTGGTTCTGAATTATAATAAAAATATTACAATATATTATAATGAGATTTACCGAGTTTTTATCTTCTCTAAACCCTTTTTCTACTACTCGTAGAAGAAAACGTAAAACACGACGACAAAAAAAACATAAACGCACTAGACGTAATAATATGCGCGGCGGATGAGGCGAACCTGTTATGCCTTCTTATAACAATGGTATTATGAAAGGAGGGTGAGGCCAAACTTTACCACCTTAAATAATGTAAAAAATCTGTATTTTCTGGAATGACAATTTTTTATCGTAATTTTACTAAAAAATTTTATAATTGAAAATTTATAAGATTATTTTACACCTTTAGACATTTATGGATTATCTTCGCTTGTAATTAATTTATCAAAACTATTTTTAATTAATTCATGCTTTATCTCAAAAATTTTTATGTCTGCTCTACAAAAAGCACAACAAGGCGTTTTTTTTATTTCGTTTTGTAATGATTGTTTTATACAATCTTTACAAAATTCGTGACCACAATTTAATTTTATAAAATTTTGTTTTTCGTGCTCATCATAACAAATACTACACTCACATTTTTCATGTAAATCATCTTGTTTTTCTGATATTTTTGTTTTTATATGAAATTTTTTATTAAACTGTGTTGATTTACTAATAGATCTAATTATTTGAATAAACATCATAGCATACAAAATTGACTCTGTTTCAGTTTCATGTATTGATGGACTGCTCATTTGAATATTATCCAAACCTAATTCTGAAAAACCAAATCGTCTTCCTCGTCTTAAATTATAATGATGTGCTTGTTCTGCTGATTCAGATTCTTCCGTAACTGGACTTTCTTGAATAGTTTGATTATTTGTTTCCATGTTTTGAATTTGAGGTATAAAATATTGAATTATTAACTCAATACATATTGACATATTACTTCTAGTATTAGCACCACAATGTCTAATAGCAAACGCTTTTACTACATTTGGCGCATACAATGCTTTATTAAGTAAATAATTACGAAACGTTACTATCTGTGTTTGTTCTTGACTTGATAATTGTATAAAATTCAATGTTTCGCTTGCAAAATTACGAATTAATTCACTGTCACATGTTGTAATATTATGACCAGCTCTTCGACAAAACGAACAGCACCTAGCTCCTAGATTAGCATTTATATTTTCAAGATTAAATTCGACACTCATTTTAC